CTATTTTGTTATCCCCTATAGAATTAATACAATTCTCTAACATGTTATAATATTCTACATTAGCTGTATTAGATAAAATTAAAATTGTCATAATCTTTTTAAAGTATATACATTATTGCCGCTACTTAACATGTGATCCTCTGTCATAAAATTTATTTCAACTTTATCTTTTAATTTACTGTAAAGACCATGCATATCCATTAACCCTGGTCTTGGAGGGTTGCTATAAAGTTGTTTACAGGCTATAGACAGTTGCGGTAATAGTTTTTTTGGTAAAATGTAAAAACAATCATTAACAAACTCATGTGATTCCCAGTATCCTTTTTCTTTACATAAAAAATTAAATTTTGATAATTGAATATTTAAATTCTTTAAAGTTTCTTTATGAAAAGATATATCAAAACGAGTAAAAATTATAAAATCTGCATCTACGTTTTCAATCTGCTCTACAGCTTTTAAAAAAGTTATAATTTGATGGGAGTTTTTTAATTGTAAAAACTGACAAGTTATAGGAGAGTATTTATCGATGATATCTGCAGCTTTTTCAGACATGTATGTGGTCAAATGAACAGATATATCAAATTTTTTATTTAAAGGGGTTAATAACTCTTCTGTATAATTATCAAAACAGTTTAAGTAAGTTCTGTTTATTGGCCATCTTTCAGAATGTATAAGATGGCTTATACCGACTAAACTTATTGCAAGTTTTGGTTTTTTATCGTTTTTAAGCATTTTATTACTTCATCTTTTGTAACATACGGGGGTTGGTTAGGGTAATGCCCGTGTTTTTTCTTATATATTTCTCTACCTCCATATACATTTTTTTGCCACTGTTCTGTTTTATTTGCAATAGATGAATTATCGATAGCTCCTGGGGCTTCTGTCAAGAAATTATGACTATCAGCAATGTCTGCAAACCACCAAAATGGGGGATGGTAACCAGATTTTATAATTCTATAAGTATGATCTACATGCTCCCATGCATTATAAAAATCTTCATCAATATAACCTACTTTCTCTAAAACTGATTTGGTAAAAAATGAAAACATGGCAACTGTATGTTCATACAATGCAATTTTAATACTACCATAATCTATAACAAGTTTAGGATTGGGTTGACTGTGTTGGTCCAGCAAATGTCTATTATGCAAATCAAAATTTTGTATGGTTTGCACTCTGTTAAATGGTGAACCAGGACCGTAATTAAAATGATGGATACCTGATATATTAAAAGCTTCTATGTATCTATCAAAAACAGTCGGGTCTTTAATCAACATATCATCTTCAATAATAAAGATATAATCACATTCTTTTTTAACTAAGTGCTTCATAGCTCTATTCTTAGACTTACCAACCCCTAAATTAAAAGGATTATCTAGCCATACGCCTGTCTGCAAATCAAACTCAGTTATCGGCTTACCATCATTTACTATAACGAGTTCGTTGATCTTATTGAACGGTAACGTGTTTAAAAGGTTACGCAAAAACTGTGGTCTATTACATGTAATAATTCCTACACCTATTTTAGCCATAACTTTATATATTAAATATTATCAATATGTCAAATGCAGCTATAAGTTGGAACGAATTACCTGAAGCTGGAGAAGCAAAAAATGGTGATTTTTTTGTTATAGAAGATATAATCCAAGCAAAAAAGTTAAATTATAAAAATCTAATTTTTGGTTTAGATAATGTTACATTTGCATCTACTATTTCAGGTCAGTCTACTGACATTGCATCATTATCGACTACTATAGTTTCTTTATCTTCACAACTCAATAGTGAAACTGAAAACTTACTTTCATTAATTGGCACAGTGGTACAAACTACTACCGCATCATTTGTAAACGTAGTTTATCCTATAAACTGTGTAATTTACACTGCTTACAATATTAATCCTACAACGTATATACCCAATACATCTTGGCAGCAAGTAGCTCAAGGTTTGTTTATAGCAGGTGTGGGTTCTGGTGTCGATAAAAACGGTAACGGTTTTACGGTAGGTGAAGCAAACGCTGCATCTAATTTTAATGCTGGTGAATATAAACATGTCTTAACTGTTAGTGAATTAGCTTCTCATACTCACATGTTTCAACCTAGAGAAGGTACTAATGCGTTGGTAGCAGGAACCTTTGTTGAAAGTGCGCCGGGACCTGGTGCAAGACTTTCACCTATAACGTCAAGTAGTACAGGTAATAGTCAATCACATAATAACATACCGCCAGTATATGGATTGTATGTATGGAAGAGAATAAGCTAATATGAAACTAGGTATTCTTAAATTACCAGAAGCTAATTCTGCCAGAAACGGTAACAGATTTTTATTACAAAAAAGCAATGTTACTGATCAGATATTATTTGAAAATCTTACTTTTGGTTTAGATAACGCTAGTTTTTCTCCAGTTACATCTGCTCATACTACTCAGATAGAATATCTAAGCTCAACGGTAGATACATTATCTTCAAATCTTTATAAAGAGTTTGACTTTTTAGAATCTTACGTTAATAGTTCTTTTAATACTGCTTTTTTTAATTTACAATATATACTATACCCTGTAGGTGCAATTTTTCAAACTAGTGTTTTAGTAAACCCAGCTACTCTAATACCTAATACAACTTGGCAGTTAGTTTCACAAGGTCTTTGTGTAGGTGGGGTAGGTTATACAGTAGATAACGGGGCTCCTTATACGTCAGGAGATAGAAACTCAGACACGGTTACATTTGTTTCCGGAGGTAACAATGCTGAAGGTGAGTACTCTCACAGACTTACAGTAGCAGAACTACCTTCTCATACCCACACTGCAAGTATGTTAGGTGAAACTGATTCTAGCACCAATGGACAGTTTGCTGAAAGTGAAGGCGGTGCAGAACAGTTTAATATTGCGCCAGTAGAGTCAGATGTAACCGGGTTGAGTGCTTATCACAACAATATGCCTCCTACTTACGGTGTATATACTTGGTTGAGAGTGGGTTAAAACTTCGTACCGGTCTTCTTGACAAAGTCTTTAATCTTTGCAATTTCACTTGCAAACGCTATTTCATCTTTATGAGTCTTCTTTTGAGACTCTAATAGTTTTGCCATATCATTAAGATTTTCTGGGTTAAAAAGATTATCTGGAGAATTTACATCACCGCCTATTAAATCTCCGTCCACGTCAATATACCATTTAATCATTTCTATTCTTTCAACAGGATTACCAAATATTTCTATAATAGCTGGAGAGTCATCTTTCGGAAAAAATGGTGTTCTACCTAAACCGTATTTGTATTGATTAGTTAAACTCTTAAACAATGAATCAATCTCTTTTACATACACCTCATCAGTCTCTCTTACTCCATTTTCTTCAATAGGTACTGGAGCCGCTTTTGTAATTGGTAAGAAAAATATAATATCTAAATGACGCATACTTTCACGCACGACTGGTATACATTTAGAAATAAATGCTTCGTCAATCTTTCCTTTATTTTTTTCACAACACCATAATGAATAAACTAAATTATCTAAAGGACATCTATCAAAAATTACATTAGAATCTTTTGTATATTTTTGCATTTCCTCAACCATAAGATTGAGAATCTTCCATTGCGTATCTTTGTTAGTTTTCTTACTATGAGTCAGTTTCTCTTCATTTAAGAGATCCCTATAAGTTCTACTCTCTGTAGAATACTTCGGCCAATTTTTTAAAAAATCTTTTATTAATGTACTTTTACCTTGATTTGAAGTTCCAGAGATAGCTATACGCATTTAAAGATTTAGCTACTGTAATAACTAAATCAAGTAATCTTACCGCCTAGAGCACCGGTTTTTGATCTGTATTGACCGGTCGCAGTTACGTTTTGTAAGTTTTGAACTATGGTATCAGTTAAAGCCTGTCTTAAAGCATTTTCATCTTTAACTTTAATATCTAAACCTTTTAAATCGGCAAGTAATGTATCGACTGAACTCTTTAAATATGTTTTGTATTTCGCAATATCACTTGCCATACCACCTGATGTAATTTTTCTTTGTCCAGCTTTTTGAATTTCACCACCAATAGTTTCTGCACTTTTACTACCTAACTTTGTACCTACCTTACCAACAGCTTTACCAGCTAATTTTTGAGCACCACCCAAAGCTTGTTGACCGAGACCTTTTGCTCCTCCTAAAGCTTGAGATCCTCTAGTCTTTAATACATCAAAAATACCTTCTTCTATTATTTCCTGTTTAGCTGATGTAGCTTTATATGTTTCAAAAATAGATTGTGTGTCTTTGTTCATGTATCTTATTATTTATAAATAACATAATGAAATTAACGGTTCTTTTAATATTAAGTGTTCTTTTAAGTGGCTGCCAACTTTTTGATAAATACGTTACTTTTGGTCCTAAAAAAGACTGGGATGCTGAGAAAGTTAAAATTCAAAAAGAATATGATGAAAAATATCAAAAAGAAATTAAAACTTTAAAAGATCTACAAAGTGAAAAAGATAAAAAAGAAGTAGATAATTTACAGAAAGCTTCAGGTCTAGCCTATGGTATATATCAGTTAAGTGAATTGAAACCAAATGACTTAAGGTCTAGACCAGACAGTCTTATTAATTTAAAATCAAAAGAATTAGTTAATAGGTTACCTAACTTACCTACGGAAGAAATTTTAAAAATTAATGAAGAACTTAAAAAAGAATTAGATGAAAAAATTACTTCGTTAAACGATTTGCAGAAAAAATATAATGAAGCTTTAGCTCAAGCTGAAAAGGATAAACAAATTATTATAGGTATTCAGAATGAAATAAAAGTTAGACAAGATGAATTAAAAAATATAGAAAAAGCTAAAGTAAATGCAGAACTAGAATTAGAAACTGCAAGAAGAAAGACTGCTGAAATTGAAGCTTCAGAACAAGCTCGTAAAGCAGAAGATGAAGCAAAAAAAGCAGAACTTATAAAATACCTTATCCGTATTTTTGTTGGTTTAGGGGTAGGAGCTTCTATTGCAGCTTATGCAACAAGAAGTTTAATACTAGGTGGAGCAGCTGCCGGGGCTTTTACTTTAAGTATTTTTATAGCTTTTCTTGAACCGTGGATGATAATAGTTTCAGGTTCAGTACTATTGATAGCTGTACTTGCAGGTATTGGAGTTAAATGGCATCAAACCTATATGGATAAAATAGGAGAAAAAGAACTATCAGACAGATTAGTCGGTGGTATAGAAGAGTTTAAATCAAAAATGGGTGAAGATAAATTTAAGAATGAATTAGCTCCTCACATTCAAGAATGGATTCAAGATATGCCTGAACTCAAAGGCAAGATTAAATCTAAACTTAAAGAATTAAACTTAACTTAAATCTAAAAGATATTGTAACCTGTTTATTGTAGCTTCAATTTCATCTACTATATTTCTTAAATCTGAATCCGAAGGTTGTAATAATTCATTTCTAAGATACTTTAAAAGTTCTCTTTTCAAGTTACCCAATTCCTTTTTTACATCAGTTTTATTATAAGAATATGTAATTGTAGGGTAACTAGAAGATAGGTCTCCTTTACCATATTTACCGTAGTATACTTCAACAAATTGATCCATTAACTCGTCTAACTCTTCGTACGCTTTACCTAATGCTTTATGCTGAGCGTAAGAAAATGTTTGCCAATGATATACTTTTAATTGATTTAAATATGATAAGAAGAGACCTAAATTCATATAGTTATTTAAACTTTCAAAGCTTTATCCCAGATCTGCAAATGCATACGATTTGAGAATTTAAAACCATGCTTTTTACAGATTTCAGCAACCTCTGGACCAACTTCTAGCAATTCTTTACGAGAACCACACATAGGCATTACCCAGATAAGATCACGTGGTAGTTCAATATCAGGGTTATTAATGTATTTGGTAAATACTTCGTCTAAGTCAGATTCTTTTCTCGCAACAAACTTAAAACACGCATTATTACCTACCAAATACTTCAACACATCAGGTTTAAATCTCTTATCTTCTGGATCACCGTTATTAGAAAGTTTTGGTGATGTTGTAAATGTACAATACCACTTACCTGTATCTACCCACTCATCATCAGGCATGATTGTACCGTTAGTTTCAAAGTCGATTCGAAGGTCCGGCTTTTCAGTCTCCTGAACCTCAATGATTTGATCATAATCACTAAAGCCCCATCTCTTATGAATAAACTTTACGAACTTTAACAGATTCTTTTGCTGAATAAAAGGCTCGCCACCAGTAAGCTTTAAAATTGCACCTTGTTTAAGCTTTGTATGGTAATCATTCTTTTCAAAGAATTCTGCAATTTCTTCAAAAGTCATTTTATTCTTTTTGGACCAACTCACATAACTATCACATCCAAAAGGAGCATCCTCACTCTTAAAACCGATACAAGTGAGATTACACATAGATAATCTCATAAAAACTGATGGATGGCCGATATGCTCTCCTTCACCTTCCAAAGTATAAAACACAAAATCGTCTGATAAAAATAAGGTATTGTCCATTCCGTATTATAGTATAAATATTAACAATGTCAAATAAAAAATTCCGAAAAGGAAAGAAAAATGACGAGGTAAAGATCAGAGAAATTGAAGATTTAGAAAAATCTCTTAAAAAAAATAAATGGGAGTATGAGTTTGATGTAACAAACAAATACACATTTAATGATATTCAAAATCAATTTCTTGATTCAATTCAAAAAGAAGGGTCTCATCTGGCTATAGTAGATGGCCCTGCAGGTACAGCTAAAACATATCTAGCTGTTCTAGCTGCTTTGAAGCTTGTTTCTAAACAAAAACTTGAAAATATAGTTTATGTAAGAAGCGTTGTAGAAAGTGCTAACAAAAGTATAGGCTCTCTACCTGGTGAAATCGAAGAAAAGTTTGCTCCTTGGGCAATGCCGTTAAATGATAAGCTAGAAGAACTTGTTTCCCCTGCGGTAATTAAAAATCTTATAAGTACTAATGTAATTAAGTGCATACCTGTTAATTTCTTAAGAGGATTAACGTTCCGTAACAGTTTTGTTATAGTTGATGAAGCTCAAAACCTTACTTTAGGTGAGCTTACCACTATTCTTACAAGATTTGGCCATAACAGTAAATATGTTATAGCTGGGGATTCATTACAGGCTGATATAGGTAAATTAAGCGGATTTAATAAAATTTTAGCTGCTTTTACCTCACCTGAGTGTGTTGAAAGAGGAATCTACACTTTCAAATTTACAGAAAATGAGATTGTAAGAAGTGAGATATTAAGATTTATTGTCGGTAGGCTTAAGGGTATTGGATAATTCCTTTATTGCCTCTTCATAACTTACTATTTTTACTTTATTAGTAGGTTGTGGAATTTTTTTAATATCTTTTTGAGTCGCCTCTTCAATAGCTTTAGACATTTTTGAATTTATTGAATTTTCTAAAGCTATTGACTGCGGATCTCTTTCTTTGATGAAAGAGATTTGTTGGGGTATTTGTACGTCAAGTACTGATCCTTTGCCGGCGATAAGCTGGCCATACATATCGCGCAATTTCATTAATTTATTTATCTTTTTGCATTATTAGCCCAAGACGTTCCTGCAAAAGGATCCTTAAAACTATTATGCGTTTTTGGGTAATGAAGTGGAGGGCAATTAAGCTTATCTGCAGGCTTTTGATTATTAA